TTATGCGTTTAATCTGTGGTAAAAATCAAGTTTGATATTGTCATAAACGGCTTTCACATTCGTATAAGCGCGACCGTTGTTCTCGCCTGCCTCGTTGTAGAGTTCCCCCTCGACGACATCGGAAACCCATTCTATCCATTCGGGATTGGTATAGGAAGACAACGATTTCCCTTTATATTTAAAGCCATCGAAACGGCTGTTCCTGTCCTCGTGGATGTTGGTCAGCAACGTGTGTATCTTCTCCGCCGTAGCCTCACGGTCCGCTATGTGGTTCTCGCTCCTGACTTTCTTGATGATGCGGCACACCTTCTCCACTGCAAGGTCGAAAAAGGCGGAGGACATGTTCTTTATCCGCAACTGAGTTTCCGGAATCAGCCCCTCCGCTATGCGTTCCATCACCCTGTTGTTCTCCTCCAGCTGACTGTTCAGGTTGCCCATCTCCCCGGTAAACTTCAGCAGGTCGTCAAGCGACTTCTTAAACCACTTGAAGCAGGCTATCATCAGCGATGCCGACAGCAGCAGGAACACGGCGCATATTATTATCATTATGCCGTATTCGCTTATCCCCTGCGCCATTTGCAGGGCTTCGTTGGCAGTATCCATTTTATCCATACGTTTATGCGCGTTTCACTCCTCCGAGCCTGTCGGCCCATTTCTCGGTAAAGAACCGGTAGTATCCGTGAGGGTCCGACGGGTCGTACCTGTAGAATGCGGCCCATATTAGGGATGGCAGCCCTACTACTATCAGGTACAGGGGCCCGAGCATGTTCGACTGCCTCGTATGGCCGTACTCATGCATTACGGTCTTCGTGTCAGTGTCCCCTACGTACACGTAGAACCCGAGCGATATCCCTCCCGGAAAACGCGGACAGTAGCGTATCTTCCTGTCCTTGTGCCGTATCGTCCTGTCCTTCCTGTAAAAGGGCATGATTGCGAGGCCCATGAGGTTCTGCGGCAGCTGCCATATCCACAGCAGCACATCCATTATCCTTTTCATGATTTCGGTTTTAAACAGGGGAGGGACACGCCCTCCCCTGAAGAAGATGAAAACACTTACAACCCTAAGCCTGCCCCTTCTTGAACAGGCCCGCGATTGCCTTGACCACATCGTAGAACCCGCATCCGGACAGTCCCGCCGCCAGGCCGTACAGCAGCACCTGCCACCATGCGGAACCGACAAGAAGCGGCGATATCTTAAGCCCCCAGGCGGCGAAGCATACCACTATGCCGACACCTGCCGAAATGCCTATTTTCGCCAGCTTGCTGCCCTGTATCTTCGGCACCAGCTTCAACAGCTGCGTTACGATTGCGGAGATGAGCGCGACGATTCCCGTGAAGGTGGTAAGGTCTATTACGAAGCCAGACCCTTCAACGGGTGTCTCCCCGGTCTGTGCCATGAGCGTTACGGCGCCCATGGCGAGCATCAACAACGATGCGATGATAAAAACGATTCTTTTCATACTAACCAATGCTAATTCAATAATTTAAAAACTTCAAGTCCTTTTCAGAACGAACGTGCCCAAATTAATGGAATTGCCTCCGGCATCCTGAGGGGTCCAGCCGAACACGTACGATATGTCCTGCGGTCGTAGCGACCCAGGCAGTGCCGGCACGAGCAGGCGTATTTCCCACTCGTAGGCCTCGTACCTGCCACGGTATGAGGCTATGTTGCCGATTTCAGCATTTCCCGGCTCCCATTCCAACGCCTCCTCGCCGTTGATGAGCATCGTGGCGGATGGCGTTGCGGAGAGTGAAACATACCGTATGAACACGCAGGTTGAATTGCTCCTGCCCTTGATGGATATCGTACCCTCCTGCAACTTCGGGAAGCTGTACGTCGGAAGCACTTCCGTCTCCACTTCGCAGAACTCCTGCGCACCGCCCTGCGACAGCTGCGGCCCTTCTACGTTGGTGTCGGCATCGCCGATGAGCCATTTCCCGCTCTTGTCGGACCAACCGGTATTTTCCGGCCATTGCTGTATAAGGAGCTCCCATTCGTAGGCTTCGTCCACCCCCGGGTCGTCGGGTATGGGGTATACCTTCCCCGACTCGGTCAGCTCTACCGTCTTCACCGTACCGCTCGACTTGCCCGTCACCGTCAGGGTCGCCTTCATCGCGGCGCCGGAAGTAAAATTGGAGCCAGAGGCCGGCAACAGCCCGATGCCTCCAATGTTGCCCTCCCCGTACAATCTGGCCGGGTACTTCCCGTTGGCATTGATGCTCAATGACGGCACTTTGTCGGCGCGTGTGATGAACGGCGAGGCGCCTTCCTGCGACAAGCGGACAAGACCGCTTTTGTTGGAGGAAGGTATAATCGCCGCATCGGCTACGGAGAGCGTGCCCCGGATTTCGGCCCTGCCGAGACGTTCCGGGAACGTCATGCCGTAGCGGAATACGTATTCGGCATCCGCACCGGGGTCGCCTTCGATTTGTACTGGATTGAAAGGGTCCTCCAAATCGGTGCTGTAGCTGTCCGCAAGAAGGTTCACGCGGGATGGCTCGGGCATTGCCCCGGACTCAAGCTGAAGCATCAGCGCAACGGCATTGGACATGCCACCCAACGCCACACTTCCACCGGAAGCAGGGACCGTCAGTACTCCGGAGGTAAGCACGGACACGTAGGCGGACTTGCCCTCCTGAATGACCTCCAGCGTATCCGGAGTCCCGCCATCGGGCGTGCCGGAGACTGTAGCGGACCGTGCCTCCCGCCCGGTATGTTCCTGGGCGGAAAGTTCCAATACCGCGTCCCCTTCACCCGATGTGGGAACGATTTCAAGCCATTCCGGAAGAGCCATGATACGCTACGATATGTTCCAGGTGGTATTGGATTCGATATTGACGGATACGTTGCCTCCGGCTTGCGGTATAGTGATGCTTTCCTTCGCGAAACGGAAGTATGCATCTCCTGCCGCCTGCTTTATGACTATCTGCTTCGATATCGACCCCCCGTTGTTTACCTGGAGCGTGAATTCCCTTTCCTCTATCGTGCCGTTCTCCGGAAGTGTCACTTTCACGGAAAACTCGTATTCGGCAGAGGCACCGGGGTCTCCGGCTATGGCCTGCCCGTTCGCCGTGGACTTGCCGCCGGCGGTGTAGTTCTCGGCGATATCCAGTTCGCCACTGCCTCCTACCTGGGAGAAAGAGAGCTTCGCGGAGTTGGATTTTCCCGTTACGGTGACTTCGCCGCCGTCTTTCTGTGCAGCCATTTCGGCTCCGTCGTTAAATTGTATGAACTCGGCCTTGCCGGCTTGTTCCACCTGATAGGTATCAGGGGTCTCCACACCCGTCGCGGTACCGGTGACGGTCGTTTCACGCGACTCTCGTCCTGTGTGCTCCTGTGCGCTGTTGTTCAGCGATTCGTTTCCCGAGCCCGACATCGGGCTCACGGTCAACCATGATGCTTTTGCCATAATTGTAAATAGTTAGTGGTTATTATTAGTGGTTATTAAATATGGTTAAAAATCAATTGCAATCAATGTGTCTCATTCTATATTCCAGTCCGTATTGCTCTCGACTTCGTTTGTCGCCGTCGAGCCGTTGGTTGGCGCGAGCCATACGATTTTTCTTTTGAAACGGAAGTATTTCTTTTCCGTCCTTGGCCATACCAATGCGCCTCCCACGTATACCCTCGACACCTTCCGCGTGCCGATGCGTATGTCCTTAATGTTGTCCAGCAGCATCCCCCGTATCCTCCGTTATAACGTACATCGTGTTCCCGTCCTTGACCTCCAGCGCATCGTATTCCGACTGTGTGAGGGGAAGAATGGTGCGGATTTGCTTAGATAAAACATATTGTTCATTCATTCTTATCCATTCTTCCTCTGTGCCTTCGTAACCGTGCAGTACCGCTATCTCGTATGCTGAAAGCCCGTTTGCGGGAACTACGATGTTGCTTTTGACCGCAAGCGTGTTGTCATTGCAGGTGTCGACACACCCGTACGTAAGACAAAAGGCATCGCATGCCTCTATTGTAACCATTCCCTCCCCATCCTGATTTTCAATTAGCTTCAGTCCGTATTTCCCTGCTATTTTTTGTGCTGCGCCTTCAAACACAAAGCGGATCACGTTGTCCTGCACAAGGTAGTCTTTGATTTCCGTGTCCCCGTAAATGTTAGTCAGAAAGACCTTCAACTCTTTCCCAGCCAGGGTTTCGGGCTTTCCAAGCCGCTTAACGGTCCATTCTATAGGGAGGTCGTTTTTTATTCTGAATATCTTCATAATATAATGGCGTAAAATTATTATAAAGAGCTTCAAATTGTGTTCAAACGTGTTTCGAACGTTGATTGAATACCAGATGGAAGCAGCAATCCCAGTTCCGGCACGTCTGGAGCTATCTGCATCTTCATACTCACGCCGTCATCCGAGGACGACAACGATATCACAAGCGGCACCACGTATCCTCCAATATTGCCTATTTCTATCGGCTGTGACAGGGCGAGCGGACAATAGGTCTTCCCCGCATTGATGCTGCCGGATAACAAGGCCGATTTGTCCTTGTCTTCAAGGACGATATTGACATTGTCCGCCAGGATGCTTGTCACCGCCGTTGTCGTCCTGAAGGAAGCAGTGATATGATACGCCCCGTTCTTTCTTGTGATTTTTCCCGCCATGCTGACCCCGGACACATCGGAGACGAACGTCGCGAGCTTCTTTTCCCCAGTGTTCATGCGCGGGAACTCGGATGAATATCGCCATTTGGACAATACGGTCGTAAGGACTGCTTCCCTTTTCTCGTAGCAGTTGTGTGACTGTCCGTCCTTGAATATGCGTTCTCCTTCCTGCGGATATGATTTTTGTACGTGGAAGTATATGTTAGGGAGATGGGGAATCCGGATGCTGATGCTTCCAGATTTTATCGGCAGTATTTCCCCGTCAAGTGCCACCACGCCGTCCGTCCATGCATATGTGGGTTCCTGCACGGAACTGCCGGATACCGACACCTCGCATCCGGAGAGGATGACGGAATCGTATCCGGTCATCGCCCTTACGAGGTTTTTCAATGTGCTTCCGACAGCTTCTTGCATGAAGTCGAAATCCCCGAGCCACATAGGCTGCAAGCCTTCGAAAGTCAAAAATTTATCCATTTCAATATGTTTTTATTATGTATTTCACCCCTGCGAACTTGTAATAGTCCACCCATTTGCCGATGTCTCCTGTTTTTCCCGAAAGGGATTCCGGGATATTTACTATGAATCCTCCAGATATCCTGTCAGGTTGTTCTGAAGACAAATACACCGGAGGGTCGTATCCTTCTTCTCCTGATATTCCGACATAGACCGTGTCCAATGTCTCGTCTTTGTACGACATGTAGAAAAAATCCTCGTCGGCATAATCCGTTATGTATATTCCGCCTCCGAACAATTCGTTCAGGAACCGTTCGAGATAGTTCGTGAACGCGTTGTAGCTCAGTTTGCGAAGCGTGCCGTCCGCATAGGAGGACATCCTGTCAGACAGTGAGGACAGCGGCATTGCGAGCGCATCAATGAGCGCCAGCAGGCCCTTCCTCCTCAATATCGGCGGAAGCAGCCACCTTGCGAGCTTTGACGTATCAAAGTTGTAATACATACGTGATTCCCTCCCTCAGTTTTTCAGTTTTGAACGCCCCTCCGACGGCGGTATAGTTGTTCCCCGATATCGACACATAAGATGCCGATGCGGCCGGCCTCACGGCGACGTCCTGCAGCAGTACGTCCACCACTCCATCGGCGGACTGTACGGCATCCACGAGTTTTGTCTTGTTGAAAGTGCCGCCGTACTTGATGGAGGACAGATATCCCTCTATCGCGGTTTCCACCGGATAATCCGTGCCGCTTATCCTCTTTCCGTCCGTCTCCAGCATGAGAGGGTCGTATTGCACATACAATGACATGCTGATGCAGTCGGGGTCATAGCTGAACACATCGACCAGCACCCCTGCCGGTTTGCGCCTTCTGATGTACTCCTTGAATGCGTCCAGGATGTCGGAAGAAAGCGCTTCCGGTTTTCCTTCACCGTCCATGCCCGAGACCAGGATCAGCACGCCCCCTCCGCGGTCGCTGCATGCGGCGAATTTCACCACCCTTTTCGAATCGTCCTCGTCAGGGTAACGGTAGGTTTTTGTGGTGTCGTCGTATACGAGTTCGTCCCCGTGCTGGTATTCAAGGCAAATGGAATAATACCACGGCAGCGATGCCACGACCGCGGTCCTCGACTTTTCGTCCACTTCGGACCTCAATGCATCGAACATCGATTCGAGCACATATATGGTTGAAGCGACGATGAAGAACAGTATGTTCTCGACACTTACTTTCGAAAAGACGTCATCGAAAGCCCCGTCCCCTTCAATCCCGTACTTTTCCCTTATGTACGGATCGGAAATGAACATGTCCGTCATTTCCCTTTTTATTTCACTGATGCTTCGTGCCATGATTATGTGTTATAAGTTGTCCTCTGTCGCCGTAGCGGGCGAAACCTTTTGATTTCTCACGTATTCCTGCATGTATTTGTCGAAAACCGTTTCCGGACATTCCAGCATCGTCCCGGCAGGGACGTCATGCGTTAGCGGCAGATTGTTCGCATCCGCCAATGTGACGATTGCCCGTATGTCCCCGTACACCTGCATCGCCATGTCGGCCAACGTCTGTCTCGGCATCACTTTCGTCTTCATCTTCCTGACCGTTTTAATATTATCGCCATTGCGGCGGCCGTTGCGGCACACGCAATCAGGATCCATGTCAGTCCGCCGCCTGTCGCAGGCTCCCTGCTCGCATCCATGGATGACTCCTCGGACACCGTTTCGTCCGTGGCCGACGTACGTCCGGACAGGCTGTCCGTCCTTTCCGAAACCGTCCCGGACTTTGCAGACATTGAGCCGTAGGCCCCCGTCTCCTCCGTCTTTATTTCAGCCTGTATCCTTTCAGTCACATGCTGGCTTCCGCTACTGTCGGGTTCGGAATATTTTTCCTTTCTGAATATGATGTCGCGCGACTTCATGAGCGCAAAAGCCTCTGAGGCGTAATCGTCCATGATGCGCCTTATTTCTCGCTGCAGCATGGTGGAATCCTCCTGCAACGCAAGTGTCCGGGACCGGGCCTCCTGGGACGACGAAATGTTCTTATGTGCGCCGCAGGAGTGCAGTCCCATGCAAACAAAAACAATTATGATGGTAACTATTGTCTTATTCATAGCTCGCTTCTATCGTTATGCCTTTGTACGTAATTGCCACGCCGGTGACGGTCTGTCCGTCAAGTTCCATCTGTTCCCGAATCTCGCGCTTCCACAGTTCGAGGTTCTCGTCAAGGAGCATGTCGCTGATGCCAACCCCTATCGACGGGTCTTCCTTCCACTCGCCCTTGTGCGTTTGCAGTATGAGTGCCTGGTTCTGCGACAGGATGTCCCCGATGACAAAGCCGGAGGCTATTTTCCCGTAACCGTCTTTCATTACATGTATGTCGATGTCGTACTCCGACAGCCGTATCCCGTTCATTTCCTCAATGTCTGATGTTTGTGTCCTCATAGTCGTCCTTGTCGAACCGGTCCGCCTTGCCTGCCGTCGCGGCCGCCGTGCCGGTCTGCGATGCGGCGGTTCCGGTAGTGGAAACCTGGTGCGTATGCCTGTTGAAGGCATCTACGAGGGCGTTCAGTTTTTCGGTGAGCGTTGCGATGTTGATCAGCCCTCCGAGTCCCCCGCCGTTCATCTCTATGCGCTCCACTTCGTCCACCTGCAGTACTGCGAGCGAGGAAAGGTCGCCCGACAGGCTTCCGACTATGACCGCGCTGCCTATGCGGGGAATGATGAGGGCCTGCCTGTCCCGTTCGGACAGCGATGCCCGCAGACGTATGCCGGATACCTCGGTACTGCCGAAACGGCAGGAGCATGTGGGGCCGTCTTCGTCTACGGAGGTGACTATGCCCTGGTATAGCGTGATTGACATCGGCGCCATGACCTTTTTCAGGTTTTCGAGCAGTCTTCTGTTGTTGTCCATGTTTTCTACCTTAACTTAAACGGAATCCGAGTGTCACCTTCCTTGTAGCGCCGCCGCTGCCGAACTCGGTATCGACAGAAGTGACGAAATATTTTCCATCCTTGTATCCATAGTCCCTGTCGTGCAGTACCGCACCGTCCCCTGCGGCCACATGCGGCACGAGCCACGTGGTTATGTCCCCGTCGTAGCCGTCGAACGACAGGCGCTTATGCTCGCTTTCGCCACGCAGCCGCATCGATTCGTCATCGGAAGCCGCAGCCCTGACCTCGACCTTGTCGCCTCCGGTGCTGCCTATCTCCATTTCCTTTACGGAGCCGTCGGGAAGCAAAGCCTTGACCACTACCCGCACTTTCCTCTCATCGGCGTTCCTGTATTCGAGATTGCAATCCTGCACGTTCAGGGAGAAATCATACAGCACGTCCTTGCCGACCTTTTCCCCTGGAGCATGCACATGCAGGGTTTTCCCTTTCAAATAGACGTCGGCCCCGCATTCCTCCTGTATCTTTTTCAATACGTCGTATGCCGTGGCCGTGCTGACAACGAATTTGTCGTATGTCCACGAGTAGCTGCATTCGAGTGAATATCCCCCGCCCGTTTCCTCCAGCACGCCCTTGAGCAGGTCGGACAGACGGACGTTTTTCATTTCCCTGTCGGCAAGCGGGACACGCAGTTTGAAAAGGTCGTCCTCGCATTCGACCGTGATTGCGCCGTTGTCCGTACCGATGCGCTGCACCCATCCGGAGAATTCCTCCGCGAGCCCTGTTTCCCCGTAGCCGAGACGGATGGACACCCTGTCGCCGCGTTTTATCTTGCCTTCGACATCCAATGCGGAATTGTATTGAGTGCCAGGAAGGGTGATGACCGCCGTATCGGCCAGCAGCTCAACTGAGCTGTGTATCTCGACCTTTTCCATCATACCGACCTTGTAATCGCCTATTTCTATGTCATAAAGCAACGTGAACATCTCTCATAACTGTTTTAAATCGTCCTTTTTCAAAAGCAGCCTGTATATGTCGTCGGAACTGGCGGCAATCCTGTACGCCTGGTTATGACGTCCCGAAGTGAAGGGGAAGGAATAATCCTCTATCACCATCCTGTTGATCGAGAAGACCTCGAAAAGCGGGCATGCGACTTCGACCGATGCAGCTTCGCAGTGTTCCTTCAGCCTTCTTACGTCGTCATACGGGTAATCATTGCCGGAAAAATCAGTGAGTATGCCTTCGATGCTCAGCTGGTAGTCCCCTTGTGTCCATCTCTCCTTTATCGATCCGCGCACCTTGCCTTTTGAAACCTGCTTCTTAGTGATGACGTTTGTGCCGTTGATGGTAATCAGCGGTTCCAGCGGCAATGTCCACCAGTCCTTGCCTTGCATCCTGAGCTGTAGTGGGAACACCATCGGCACGCCGATTGCGTTTGTCTTTACGAGCTCTTCGAGCTCGCCGTAGTCCATCGACTCGATGTCCGTGAACCGGTCCGGCGGAATGTCGGCCACGGCGGTGTCGTCGAACAGGAAATACGGAGGGAGCTTTCCCGGAAGCACCCTTGAAAGTATGTTGCCCAATATGAACTTCGTAATCATCTTGCCGCGCTTGTCGCTATTTCAAGCGATCTGTTTATTGATTCAATTATTATCCTGCTCAATTCGTTCATACCGACCCCGTGCTCGTTTGTCACATTGATATTGTCGAAAAACTTCCCTATGTTCAGTGTTATCTGCGTGTTGCGCGTTCCCCCGGTCGTTATGTCGTTCGCTACTTTCCCTGGAGAGGTGCTTGCCGCCGAAGCATCCAATGCGGGGCCGATGAAATCATCGGCTACACCTGCCGCCGCCTCGGGCTCCTCGATGGCATCCTTGGCCGCCTGCTTGGCGCGTTCCTGCGCAAGCCGGGACTGGTAGTTGCCGGATATGCCTCCGAAAAGCTCTTTGGCCTGTTGAATGTTCCTCGCCTTTCCTTCTGTGTCGATGAACGCCTTGCCTGCATCCTTGACAGACTGCCACGCCCCGTCGAAATCGCCTCGGAAGAGCTTCCCGATGGCCTCGCCGACCTTGCCTATGGCATTGAGCAGCGACATGATGTTGCCGACCACGACGTCTTTGATCAAAAGGGCGAAACCCTTTATCGTGTCCCATACGGTGAGTATGACGGCACGGAATCCGGCGAACTTGTTCCAGCACACGATAACGGCAGTGACAAGAGCCGCTATTCCGGCTATTATGAGTCCTATCGGGTTTGCTGTCATTGCTGCGTTGACGAGCCATTGGGCCTTCTCGACGAGCAGCAACGCCGCATAATGCGCAAGTTCCGCTATCTTCCATCCTTTCAGGACGGTCGTATTGATTGCCATCGCCACGGTATATGCTCCGATTGCGGCCGCAGCGGCCAGGACGACGGGATTTCCTTCCCTGAAAAGGTTGAAAAGCCAGTTGAAGGCGGCCGCAATGCCCTGTACGACAGGAATCAGGACTTTTTCCATTATCGAAGACAACGCGTTGAATGCCGGGATCAGGAGAGGTTTCATTATCTTGTAGATTTCGAGCAGTACTTTTGAGGCCACGCCCAGCATTTGCTGGAACGCCCCTCCCGAGGTTTGGGCAAGTTTGTCCGTCATGCCGTTGAACCGTCCTCCCGCCGAGGTGGCCTTGATTATTGCCTGCCTGAAAATCTCGTAGGATATGGTCCCCTTTGACATCTCCTCCCTTACTTCGGCCATGGTCTTCCCTGTGAGTTCGGCGATATCCTGGAGCGGGTTGTATCCCGCATTGATGAGCTGCAACAGGTCCTGGCCTTGCAGCTTCCCGGCCGATGCCACCTGCCCGAATACGAGCGCGAGCGACTGTAGCCTCTGCTTGTCGCCCATGGCTATGTCGCCGAGCCTTTGAAGGTCCGAGACGACCGTGTCCGCCGATACGCTGTAGCCGAGCATGGTCTTCGAGGCTTCGAGTATCTCCTTACGGCCCCAGATGGTATCGTCCGCGTATTTGTTGAGTTTCTCGAGCATCGATGCCGATTTCTCTTCCGAGCCTACAAGTACCCCGAACGAAGTGGCTGTCATGTCGGCCTCCATGCCGAGCTTGGCCACCGTGCCTATTCCTGCAGTCATCGCCACTATCGGGTTGGTGATGAATTCCGCACCTGGCAGCGACATGAAAGCGGACTTCAGCCGTCCGCCCACGCTTGATGCGAGGCGTGCCGCGGACGAATCCGCGGCATCGAGCCTCTGCTGGAGGGCTGCCGCCTGTGCCGCCACGGCGTTGCCGCCTTTCGCGGAAAAGTTTATTATGAATTGCAGGACCTTGTTCATTTCCTTTTACCTGATTCCCTTTGCCTGATGTCTCCAAGTTGCGCCAGCATCGTCGCCCATTGCTGGTCCGACAAGGTGTCCGGATCCACGTGCAGGTAATACCTGAGCAACGTGTCGGAATATCCGATGAAATCCGCCCCCGGCGAGCCGTCGGCCAGCTCTACAGCTTTTTTATTTCCGCCTTCTTCGTTTCCGCAAGCGCCTCGAGCGTAGGGACTGCTCCGAGGAAGTATTCATCGTCGTCCATTATCTCCTTGTCTCCGTCCACCCAGCATTGCCGCAGCAGGATTTCCGCGAATTTGAGAGCATCCTTGCCCTGCGAACTGCCGGCCGTGGCGAAGGACAGGTCCTTGCGGCCCGGCTTCCTGACTATTGCCAATTTGTCTTCCACCTTGATTTCGAAAAGCATCCCGTGCTTTTCCTTCCATTTTGAAAGTTGTTCCTTTGTGTATTCGAACATGTCCGTAATTTTAAATGTAATTCCTTTTGACATCCATCATTATGATTGGAATCTCTATTTCCATGAATTTGTCGTTCTGCGCCATCCCTTTCGGAATCTCGGTGATTTCGACCCCGACGAGGAGGTCCGTCTTTATGACATCGCCCCTCAGGGGGTTCCCATAGGCTACGACGACGTTGAAAGATATGTCGAGCGCATCACCGCCTGCGGCCGTCTCCAGGGCTTCGAGCTCCGATTGCAGCAGGGTGATGGTCCCTGAGTACGACTTGTTGCCCCGCTGTATGCCGTGCGGCTTGTTACCCTTCGCATAAAGCGGCTCCTTCTCCTGCGAGGGAGAGTATTTCACGGCGCGTATGCCGGTTACGTCGCGCCCTGCCATGATGACTGATACGTCAGCCCATTCGTATTCCCTTGAATTGAACATACAACTTTAGTTTGATGAAGACAATAAAAATCCTATCGACACGTTGATGAAACGTGCGTATCCGTAGGGCCTCACTTTCAGCGTTACGTTTATTCTCGAAGTGGATACGACGTTCTGCGAAGGGTCTATGCTGCATTTGCATCCCGACCCGTCCGTCCCGCTCAGTTCCCCTGCCGAGGTCATCTGTGTGTCGATTGCGCCTTCCACCTCTGCCTGCCAGCTTTTGATGACACCCTGCTGCATGGTGCCGTCTTCGTTGGTATCGATCTCCCCGAGCAAGTAGTCGAGCAACGTCGAATACGCTATCCTTGCGGCCTTATCGATGGTGCGCCTGTTCGTGAGGTGCGCATAGTCGTCCGTAGGATCGCACGCCATCCTGTCGTCGGTGAAGAAATATCCGGTACGTCCCACATACGTGCGCGGACAGATGTAGCCCTTGTCGTATATGGCGGTTATGTCGTCAACGCACTCGTCGACCGGCTTGCCGCCGACATACATCTTTTCAGGGTATAGCGCCCCGTCGGCAACGCGGCCTATGTTCCGATGCACGGGTACGGATGCGACCTTGCCGGCGAATATGCCCATCGCCGCTCCGTCCCCGTCGTCGGACGTGCCCCCTATGACCACGCAGCACCTGTTGTATCCGAGGTCGCTCAGGTCCTTGAGGTCCGCGGCATCGGTGAACCCCTTCCCCTCAAGCGCCACGAATATCGGGGCGTACAGTTCCGAGGCCGAATAATCGGCAAGCTCCTGCGCCTTGGGCAATGCGGAAAACACGTCCGCATCAAGGCCTTCAGCACCTTCCTCCGCTTCGACCGCCGAAGCGAGCACTATCCCCCTGAGCTCCCCTTTCTGGGCTTGCAATAGGGTACGGAGCTTGCCGGAAGTCTTGTCGCAAAGCCCGGACATGGTATCCGTGGACGGATAGCCGACGACCACGAGCTTCGTGCCTTCGTCGGCCGTGGAATAGAACTGCGACACGAGCGAATGCAGGCGCGCATTGTTTTCCTGTGTCACGCCGAGCCCGTCGAGCGACTGCGGACGGTATATCGTGTACGGATTGCCGAGTGCGAAAGTTGCGCCGGCCGCCGTAGCCCCTATCACGGCAAGGGCGAGAAGGCCGTCCTGTGATTCAGGCACGGTCCCGAGCTGGCCGTTAAGGTATTCTATCGTTATCTTTGGCAGTGCCATGGCTTTTGTTTTTTTAGTGATTAGCCTGCCGACACTGCCGACTGAACCAACGCATATACTCCTTTCTTGTCGTTTCGGCGTATCGCTCCGCCGCACCTAACAAGGAAACTGTATATGTCCCCGTAATAGAGAGGGTTGTCCATTGAATCGAACATCTTCACTTCGCCGAGTGCGCGCGACACGGAAGCTTCGTACCAGGCGAGTCCCGCCGCATTGTCGGCGGCCGCACCGGCCTTGTCGAATTCAAGCAGGGCGTTGGAGGAGTTATACCGGAGCACCTGGCTTCTTTTCATGACCTCGAAGCCGTACAGGCCTCCCACTATGCCGCGTTTGACGTCCGCCGCCTGGAAGAAGCCTATGGCATCCGTCTCGGTCATGTCCGAGAGCAGCTGCGCGTACATCTGCGCGTCAAGGAGAAGGTACCTTCCGCGCTGCGGTATGTTGTCCTTGTCGAACTGTGTCATCAGGGTCAGCACGTCGGCCTTGGACAGGCCCTTCCTGTTTCCTGTAGCCAAAGCGGTGTGTGCTGCCACGCTCTTTCCCGTCGTAGGCACCATGTGGTTCGAATCGGGGGCCCATCTATATAGCAGGTTCTGCCTTGCCACTTCGAACAGTTGAGCCCTGTCCTGCGATATCACCGAATTGCGCTTGTCATACGACAGCTCTATGGTCTCGGCATAAGGGATGTGTACCGGGTCCGTGGTGAACTCGTCCAATGCGTATTCTACATCCGTGTCCGTCCTCTTTGACACCGTTGCCGGAACAGTACTCCTGTTTTTCTGCACTTTGGAAGGCGCGCCGGCGTTGGGTATGTGTACTTTCTTGCCCTCGTTCACGTACTGGTCGTCGTTGACGGCCTTCGCCGCGAAGGTGTCGTCGGCGAAAAGGTTTTCGACTATCGTCCTTAACCAGATTTCTTTCTGTATAGCCATATCTGTACTGTTTTATTTGGTTGTCATTTACTGAAAGTCTCCTTGAACTTCCTGTCATAAAGTTCGGGATGGTTCTCCTTGAGCTCCGCGAGCCTTCCGGCCTTGTCGATTTCGTCCCAGGTCATCCCCGCAAGTTCCGCGGACCTGTCAGAGCCGCTACCGATAAAGTCGTTTATGCGCCCCTTCTTTTTAGGTAACGAGTCAATGAGTTTTCTCGCATTCGCCTCGTCTGATTTCATGAGGGCCATGAACGTTGCTGTCTGCTCCTGCGTTATCCTGCCGTCCGCCACGGCCGAGTCTACGAACGCCTTCCTTGCGGCCTCTGCGGCCTCGTCGCGTTCCTTTTCGAGCGTGTCCACCCGTGCCTGCAATGCCGGCACCTTGGCCGCATCGTTTTCCAGTTCCGCCACGCGCCGCATGACTTCGTCGTCGTTTGCGACATTCTTGAATGACGGCCTTTTCCTGATTTCTTCTAAAAGTCCCATGTCTTTATCATATTTTGCACGCCTGTCAGCCAGGCTGTTGGTTAATTCGTAAATTTCCTCCGCGGAAGGATTGTCATTGCGGTCGGCCCCTTCCATGTCATATATGGAATCGGCCAGGCCCATCTCCAACGCTTCCTGCGCGTTTATCCAATGGTCGCCGCCTGAAAAATACCGTGATATTACGTCCTGCACGTCCATCTTGCACTTCCCGGCTATGATCTGTGCAAGTATGACCTGCGCCTGTTCGGCCTCCTGGGCCGCGCGGCGTATCTCCTCCGATGTGCCGTATGCGCCCCCGGACACCTGGTGCAACATGAGGCGGGCGAAGCGGGACATGTGCAGCGGTTTCCCGCACAAGGCTATGACGGAAGCTATTGAAGCCGCTATGCCGTCCACGTATATGTTGATTTCAGAAGCGGAATTCCTCAGGGCGTTGCAGATAGCGATGCCGGAAAAGACCTCCCCTCCGTAGCTGTTTATGCGCACGTCTATGCTTCCGTACTGTTCCTGCAGCGACAGCAGTTCCGCCACCACGTCGGAGGCGTCGACCCTCTCGTGTGTCCCGATAGGTCCGTAGAGCAGTATGCAGGCGCTCCCTCTGCCTGGTCCCGGTATGACATTGAAAAATTTCCTTTCCATCCTTGAAATGTTTGTGCAAAGATGACCGATTGCCGCAAACCGTCAAAAACTTGATTTAATGACACTTCGATTTTTGAAGTATCACACTCCGATTTTCGCAGTGTGATAAAAACAGAATTTCACGCACCGCCCGCAACGGGTGATATTTGCAATAAAAAAAAGCGATGGCGCCATTGAAAAATGAACAGAAGAAGTCCCTTGCGAGGGAAATATACCTCCTCGGCTCGTACACCCTTGAGGAGATTGCCTCCAAGGTGGGCACGACGAGGCAGACCGTGGGCCGCTGGGCCAAGTCGGAAGGGTGGGACGAGCTCAAGGCGGGCATGACCATAACCCGCGAACAGATACTCAAGAACATGTACCGCCAGATTGACGAAATCAATTCCGGCATATTGCAACGCGAGGCCGGGCAACGCTTTGCCAATGCCAAGGAGGCAGACGTGCTTGCGAAGCTCGCGGCGGCCATCGACAAGATGGAACGCGAGGCCGGACTTGCCGACATGGTGTCGGTCGGCATACGCTTCTGCGAATGGGTCCGCAAGACGGACATCGATATGGGGAAACAAGTGGCCTCCCTATGGGATGCCTTCATCAAGGATGCGATAAACTGACCATGGCATACGGAATACCATACAAAGGCTCGAAGAACAAAATTGCCGGATGGGTGGTGTCCCATTTCCCAGAGGCGGAGCATTTTTACGATGTCTTCGCCGGAGGGTGTGCGGTCGCCCATGCGGCAATGCTTTCCGGAAAATTCAAGTCGTTCCATTTGAACGACATCCAGGAACAATATCCCCGCATGTTCGTCGATGCCGTACGTGGCAAGTTCAAGGACGGCGCGGCTGCCGTCACCAGGGAGGAATTCCACCGCATGAAAAACACCGACCCATACGTGGCGGCATGCTGGAGTTTCGGGAACAACTGCAGGAATTACCTGTGGGGGAAGGATATCGAAGAAATAAGATATGTGGCATGCGACATGGTGCTGAACCCTTCATGGGAACGGCGCTTCGAGTGCTACAAAAAACTGATGAAAACTCCCGGGCCTTTGCCCAAGTTGGATCCCGTGCAGCGTTTGAAGCGCCTGCAGGTTTCCGGGGTTCCGCCGGTGGAAATCACGGTTACCGGGCTCGATTATGCGGATATCGCCTTTGAGAAAGACAGCGTGGTATATTGCGATCCCCCTTATTCGGGGACCGATGGCTATGGGATGGAATTCGACCACTGCCGGTTTTACGACTGGCTCCGTGAGCTTCCCTGCCCCGCATTCGTGTCCGAATATTCGATGCCCGATGATTTCACCGAAATAGGCTCGATAAGCAAAACATGCTCATTACCAGCGCATGGGGGGGGGTAAGATGACAATAGAGAAGTTATTCATCCATAAAAAATGGAATCCATGACAGCCGAGGAAAAATTAAAGATCAAAGAGTGGGAGGCATACCTTGAAGGCATCCGAAACAGCACTCCTGTGGAAAACGGGCTTGACGAGGCCGCAAAAAGACGGAAACTCGCATGGCTCGAAGCGCACCCGCTTGAATGGATAACGTATTTCTTCCCCGTATACGCCAGGTATCCGTTCGCGGAATTCCATAAAAGGGCGATAAGGCGCATCCTGTCCAATGACGAATGGTACGAGGTGCTCAGTTGGTCGCGCGAACTCGCGAAAAGCACCGTGGTGATGTTCTGCGCCATGTTCCTCGCGCTGACCGGGAGGAAAAGGAACTTCATCCTCGCTTCGGCCACCGAGACGTCGGCGGAAAAACTGCTTGCGCCGTACAAGGCCAATTTCGAAGCCAACGGAAGGCTGAAGCAATTCTACGGGGAAACGGCCGTTCCCGGAAGCTGGACATCGACAGCCTTCAAACTGAGGAACGGCGCCGCTTTTTATGCGATAGGCGCCGGGAACGCCCCGCGAGGCATGCGCAACGAGTCCGTCCGCCCTGATGCTATCATAGTGGACGATTTCGATACAGACGAGGACTGCCGGAACACTGTGACGTTGGACAAGAAATGGGACTGGTTCGAAAAGGCCCTGTACCCGACCCGTTCAGTCAGCAAGCCGACACTGGTGATATTCTGCGGGAACATCATAGCCAAGGACACGTGCGTGGCCCGCGCCGGAAAGATGGCCGACCACTGGGACATCGTGAACATCGTGGACAGGGACGGGAACAGCACGTGGCCGGAAAAGAACACCCCTGAGAAAATAGACAGGATAAGGATGTCGATATCGAAAAAGGCGTTCCAGGGCGAATACATGAACAACCCGGTAAGCGAGGGGAAGATATTCAAGAACCTGCCTTACGGCAAGGTGCCCGCTCTCAAAAAGTTCAAGTTCCTCGTGGTTTACGGCGATCCGGCCTATTCGAACAGGAAGGACAAGAGCGATTCGATGAAGGCCGCATGGCTCGTGGGCAAGATTGGCGGGAAATACTACGTGATAAAGGGCTTCCTCGCAAGGGAGACGAACGCGAACTACATAGGGTGGTTCTACGAGCTCAGGGATTACGTGGGAGGGAGGACGGCGGTCTATCTCTACCAGGAAAACAACAGCCTCCAGGACCCTTTCTTCGAGCAGGTGTTCAAACCGCTGATCCGGCAGGCGAACGGGAAAAGGCACGACAGCCTGTTCATCAGCCCCGACAACCGTGCCAAAATCGACAAGGCCGCGAGGATAGAGGCGAAACTCGAACCCCTTGACAGGAACGGCTCGCTGGTATTCAACGAGGAGGAGAGGGACAATCCCCACATGGCGGAACTGCATGACCAGTTCGGCCTTTTCGAAATGTCGCTGCCCTACAACGCCGACGGCCCGGACTGCATCGAAGGAGCAGTGAAAATCATAGACGACAAGATGCTGGAGGCTTCTTCGGCAATAGACACCATGCCGTTTTCATCGTTCAGGGACAAATCAAAAAGGATGTGAAATGGAAAACTATAATTTTATAACATTGAGGGATTACGACGCCTCGATACACAGGGACATACTCGATTCGCTCCTCCGCGGCGATGCCGCTTCGGACGGGGCAATAATAGAAGTGTGCGAGGACCGGGCGGTAATGGAGATGCGCTCGTACCTCGGAAAATTCTACGACTGCGACAAGATTTTCTCGCAGACCGGGGAGGGGCGGCACCAGCTGGTGCTGATGATGGCCGTGGACATCGCGGTGTACCATCTCTTCTGCATCCACAACCCGTACAAGATGTCGCAGGTCCGGAAGGACCGTTACGACAGGGCGGTGGAATGGCTGAAGGCCGTATCGCGCGGGGACATCACCATCGACGGCGCGCCCAGGCTTCCGGACTACACACAGTCGGCCAACAGCCCGTGGCAGATAACGGGCAACCCGTTAAGGGAAACGCATTTTTAACCGTTCAAACAGCGTTCAAACACCAGACATACCATGAATGAATACAGGAAAAAAGGCCGCCCGGCAAAAGGGCGCAAGATAACTTCCGGGGGCGTAACGCAGCTCTCGGAGGAAAGGACGAGGCTGGACATCGTGCTCCAGTCCCCCGAAATATTCCATTTCGACATGCAGTCGTACATGTCGTCGCTGTCATCCGCCACGGCCATAGACTTGTACAGCCGTTCGAGGCTTTACGACATATACGCCTCCGTCCTGCTCGACCTGCACCTGACGGGGGTGATCAACAAAAGGCTTGCCGGCGTGTCCCGGATGCCGATAGAGTTCCGCAGGGACGGGAAGCCGGACGACGGCGTGAACGCGCATCTCCGCTCGCCGTGGTTCAGGCGTTTCGTGAAAGACCTGATGTGGTCCAAATTCTGGGGGTTCACCCTCGTGCAGTTCCGCAGGGACGGCAGGGGATGGATAGACTACGACCTCATAGACCGCAAGCATTTCGACCCGGTGAAAAGGGAGGTGCTGCGCTACGAGTCCGACACGTCCGGGGTGCCGGTCGGGGAATTCTCCGATGTCCTGTACGTGTCCGAGGGCGACAGGGAACTCGGGATGCTCGCAAAGATAGCACCGATGGTGCTGTACAAGAGGGGGAACATGGGAGACTGGGCCGAGTTCTGCCAGGTGTTCGGAATGCCCATACGCGAATACACCTACAACGCCGGGGACGAGGAAGCGAGGCTGAGGCTGTTGAAGGATGCCAGAAGTCAGGGCGCGAACGCGGTGTACATACATCCCGACAACAGCACCCTGAACCTCATTGAATCCTCGAACAAATCCGGCACGGTGGACCTGTACGAGCGTTTCGCGAACATGTGCAACACCGAGATATCCATAGCGGTCCTCGGCAACACGCTGACGACCGATGCCAAATCGACCGGGACACAGGCGCTCGGCACCGTGCACAAGGAGGAGGAAGACCAGCTCAAGGAGGACGACAGGGATTTCATACTCGACGTCCTTAATTACGACATGGCGGACATCTTCGCCTCCCTCGGGGTGGATGTGGCCGGAGGGGAGTTCTGCTATGTCGAAAAGAAAAAAATAGACAAGACCGTACAAATCAACGTCGTGGAGAAACTTTCCGCAATGGGCCTGCCGATATCCGACGGCTATCTGTACGAGACCTTCGACATTGACAAGCCTGAAGACTACGAGAAGCGCAAGGCGGACATGGAGGAGGAAAAACGCCTCAAGGCCGAACGCGCCGCACTGTTGGAGAAGCGGCTGAAGGACGGCGGCGTTAAAGGGAACGGGGGTGAAGGAAAATTCATTGACAGGCTCAAGGGTTTTTTCGCCGCGGCCCCGCAGGACGGGGCTCCCTTGAAGTACTGATCGACTCCCTTTACGGCCACAGGTGCGAATCTTGCGGCGGACTGTACGGCGATGCCCGGCAGGAAATATCGTTCAGTCCCGAAGCACTGGCCAAAGGGCTCAGGGAGATATGGTCCGGCATGGATGTGCGCAGCCGCATACAGCGGGACATCTTCGAGGAGACCCTGAGGCTGTTCGACAAGGCGGCGGCCGAGGGGCTTGCCGAGTCCGGGAAGGCCGCCGACGACATGTTCCTTGACGAAATCAGACGGAACAACGCCGTGTTCTCGGCGTTCCGCACGCACAGGATGCAGAACGACCTGGCATCGAGGCTGCTGGACGGGGACGGCAACCTGAAAAGCTTCGACCGGTGGGTGCGCGACGTCCGGGGCATGACGTCGCACTATTGCGGAAGCTGGCTCCGGACCGAGTACGACACGGCCGTCATCAGGGCGCACCGCGCCGCCGACTGGAGGCACTTCGAGGACGAGGCGGACGTGTTCCCGAATGTACGATGGATGCCCACGACCTCGCCGAACCAGGACCCGCTGCACCGCCAGTACTGGGAAGCCCGGCTCACCCTGCCCGTGAACCATCCGTTCTGGAACGACCACCGTCCGGGCGACAGGTGGAACTGCAAGTGTTCATTGCGGCAGACGGACGAACCGGCAGACGATTCCGTGATCCGCAAGTTCTACCCCGTCAAGGCGCAGCCCGGCCTTGACAACAACCCCGCAACGGACGGCAAACTGTTCTCGGATTCGCACCCTTATTATACCAAGGCTTACCCTGGCGCGGAAAAGGCCGCGGAAACCATGGCGCTTAAAAAGCAAATCAAGGGAATCATCGTACAGGTCAAGGAGACATTCCCGACCGGACAGGCCGTCAAGATAGGGAATCTCGACAGGTCCGTGCTGCGTTTCATTGAAAAACGTGGGATAACCCCGGTATCGGACGAAATCTTCGTGACCGACCATAGGATAAAACATGCCATTCGCGAGAATAAGACAGACAAAGGGAAGACTGTCAATCCGGATCATTTGGCCGATGCCCTTTCCGACCTTGGCAGGCTGGAAGTGTATTGGGACGAGAAGCAGAAAGGCCTGTGGTACGTGGAGACAGTGGACGGTATCACGAACAAATACGTGTTCAGAATAAACGAGAAAATAAAAGCGGACGGACAAAGAATCACTGTGAATTCATTCGTCACAGCCGGAATCATAGATAAAAGTACCTTGAAAATGATTGAACTTATAAAAATAAAATGATTCTCATACGGTAAGGACTCGAACCTTACAATATAAGGGGTTTTAAACCCTTCCGCCTACCTGATGGCGGCATCGTATAAGAATCATTTTATAGCGCGAATATATTAAAAGTTTTTTACAAAACAAAAAATATCATAAAAAATGTCACCGGAACTTGAGAAATCAATAAACCTGCTGCTGAAGAAACTTGAACGCGTGCGCGACAGGGAACTCCCGGTGCGTGTCGGCAGGGCGGTCGTGAACGGGATCAGGGACAATTTCAACCGGGGCGGATTCTACGGCAAGCCGTGGAAAACGCCGATAAGGTCGAAAGCAGGCTTCAGGGGAGCCACGGGGCGGTACGGGCCGCTGCTGTCCGGTACCAACCACCTGAGGGATTCGACCGACTACATCCCAGGTACCGGGCGCGTGGCAATCCGCAACACCGCCCATTATGCCGGAACGCACAACGATGGGGCGGACATCGCCGTGACCGCCAGGATGAAGAAGTTCTTCTGGGCGAAGCATTACGAGGCCGCAGGGGATGTCCCGGTGCTGAAAAGCGGCAGGCCGTCGCGGAGCAGGAAGGCCGATTCCATACGCGGGGAAGCCGCTTTCTGGCGCAACATGGCCTTGAAGAGGACAGGCAGCAAGATAAAAATACCGCAAAGGAAATTCATGGGGGAATCCCCGGAAGTGGGAAAGGCCGTAGAGGCCGAAACCATGAAGGCGCTGCAAAGGATTATCGACAACATAAAATGATTGGAATATGGAAGAGACATTGCTAATGCCGCTGATACGGCATCTGTCCGAAAACATGAAAGGCGTGGAACTCGTCGATGAGGATTACGGACAGCTCGAGATGATAGACGATGAAAACCGGGACACATACCCCCTCGTGTTCCCGTCCGTACTCGTGGATGCCCCCGACACCTCATGGGACAACATCAAGGGGCTTTCGCAGAAAGGCCTGGCCACGGTCAGGGTACGGCTCCTCGTCGACTGCTACGACGACACGCACGCATCGTCCGGGACTGTCAGGAGGATTGAGGAACGGGAAGTGCTGAGGCGCAGGCTGCACTCGCTCGTGCAGGGGTTCCGGGCCGAAAGCTGGACTACCGGGCTCGTGCGCGTTTCAAGCAGGTTTTACACCTACAATCATGGAATCAAGGTGTACGAGGCCTCATACACGGCCGAGGTCACGGAAATGCTGCGGCCGGACACGGCGGCAATTCCCGGATCGTCAGTCAGGATAACAATTGAAAATGGACGGATGCCGTGAAGGTTCCGTCCATTTTCAATATATTCCGCCTATGTCAGACATCCTCTTTCCCTGACAGTTCCCGTGTGAACAACGCCAGCTGTTCCGCCGTGATCTTCGGGCAACGGGGACGGCGTATCTTCACGGGAACGCCTGTGCGGGACATCTTTTTAAGAATCTGCAATATGGTGCTCTCGCTCAGAAAGAACTCGTTTTCCGCCAACTGCCTTATGGCATCGTCCGTCCGGAGACGTTGCTGTTCCGTCCAGTAGTGGAACCTTACCGCGACCATGCGGTCGCGGCGTTCCAGCAGTCTTCGCGAGCGCCCCCGTGACATGGCTACGCCTCCGTCATGCCGAGCGGGATGCAGACCCACTCGTTGTTGTCGCCCTTTATTTCCGCCTTGATGTAGGTCTTTGAAACGGCGGGCTGGTATGCCTCCTCTATGATGCGCACGCCCTCGATGAAACGCGGGTCTCCGTTTTCTTCGGCTATTTTGCGCAGCTGGAGGATGCGCGAAGCCTTCAGCGTGCCCTTGTTGTCGCGGGACAGCAGCTTCATTACCATGGACACCAGGGAACGGGTCCTGTCGTCCCCGGCGAGCGACTCGATGTATTCGCGCACTATACGTACCCCGTCCTCGGCAGTGTCCCTGTAGCCGTCCGTGGTGTAGACCCCGAGGGTTATCCTTTTGTTCCCTTCGGAGTTGGTGAAGGTGTGCGACCTCTGGTCGTCCTTCGTCAGGTGGAGGATTTCGGATTTCATTTCAAGTATGGCCTTGAAGTTCTCCAATACGGTCCTTTTGACCGTCTTGATGTCCCTGGACACCTGCAGCAGTTCCGGTATCGCCGAGTCGATTTCATTGTCAACCATCTGCCTGTAGGCCTCCCTGTCGGATTTGGCCTTCTCGGCAGCGGCCTTGCGCTGCCTTTCGGCCTGGAAAGCGCGGAACTCGGCAAGTTCCGCCTCGCTGATTTGTAATTGTCCCTTTTCCATTTTTACTCCTGTTTATTGAATTTTTTCCTCAATGATTCTATGTGTTTCCAGAATTCTTCCGCCGACATGGTCAGAAGATCTTTTTCGTGATTATGCCTGCCCCCGTCTCCCGATTCCGGCGTTATGATACCGAAATTCACCACCGCATTGTTTATCCTGTCCATCACGAAAGCCATTTGCTGTCCTTGTAGAAAACCGGCATCACGGCGATGTCGCGCCTTTCCGGCCGTTCCTGCTTCAGCCCGCCCTTGTGCAGGATGCTTTCGAGTTTCTTGACGAGCGCCTCCAGCTCGTCGGTGCCGAGCTGCGCGAATTTCTTCCCCGCTATCTTCGGGGACATGCAGAAGGCGTCGATGCCGTCCCAGTTGTCCACAGTGTCCAGTCCGAGCCTCGCAAGCCTCAGCAGCACAGCCGAACGTGCCTTCTTCAGGCGTGTCCGGTCTTCCGCCCCGTGAGGGCTCGTACCCCTTTCAAGGTCACGGCACATGGCCTCGTATTCCGCCGAACTCATCTCCCTTAGGGAGGAAGTGCGCCCGTCGGTGTATTGCAGCACCAGGGATTCCTTGTCCGCGTAAGGGTTGGCCTTCAGCAGCGAATAGAACCATGCGTAGTTTTTAGTTTTCTTTTCCATGATGACAATGTTTTATTCTTCTTTTCCCCAATATTTTTCCGCCCCTTTCGCCCAAATGACGGCCTTCCCGGTCTCGCCGATGAAACGGCCCTTGCTGAATGCCACATGCCCCTCGACCCATATCTTCAGCCCGGCGTCGTACTCCACGCTCCTTGCCGCACGCCCGGCCGGCCTCTTGCCGTCCGCGTGGCTGACGAATATCAGCATCTTGTTGCGGTGCCTGTCCCTGAACGCCGAGTACTGCCTGTAGCTGAGGTGCATGTACTGGAAGGAGTCCACCACTATGAATTCCGGCGACCTCGGGCGCGAGAGCCTTTCGTCGAGCTCGTCAAGGGTGCAGGATTCCAGCAGCTGGAACCTCGGACCGCACTCGGCCATGTTGAACCGCCTCAGCGTGTTCTGGAGGGAAAGGCTGTAGCCTTCCTCCAGGGACAGGTACAGCACCTTGCCGAACGCCGTGAGTTCCCGGCAGAGGCTGACGACCGCGGAAGTCTTCCCGTTGCCGGAGTTGCCCCACACGAACACCACGCAGTGCCGGTCGATGTCCCCGAGGCATCCCGCCCATTCCCCGCCGGGGGATATCTTCTCCCTGCGGATTTCAAGCACCTGCCTTGCCGATAACGATTTTGCCATTTGAACGATGTTTGAACGGTTTTCAGTTGTTTCTCAATGAAAGTTTCTTCAGCTCCTTGTGTACCGACTTCTTGACCCTGCGAAGGTCGTTCCCGCATTCGGCCGCCTCCTTGCGGACGGTGCGTATCGCCGCCTTGTCGGAAAGCCCGTTGGCGACGCATATCGCCTCCACCTCGTCCCCGCTCACCAGGTCGAGCTGGACGAACCGGCGGCAGATGCGGCTGTCGAGTTCGTCATACCCCTTTTTCGCCCTGCCGAGCCCCTTGCGCATCCTCTCCCTTATGTAGTTGGTGGAGAGGAACACCATGCCGCATTTGTCCTCGAGGGCGTTGTACAGCGATATGTAGTAGTACAGCACGCTGTCCGTCAGCTTGTCGCCCTCGTCGAATATCAGCAACGGGGATTCCATCTTCACAAGCGAGTCTATTATCGCGGAGAGGGTCTCCCTTACCGTCATCCCGGTCGCCCGCACGCCGATCTTGGCCGCAAGCTCCTTCACGAAATCGGACTTGTGCATGTCCTCCGAGCATGTCAGCAGGAACACGTTGCGGTTCGACTTCGAGAACTCCCCGGCCGCGGTGCTCTTGCCTATACCGGCGGGGCCGACAACCCACATGACGTTGCTTTCGTCCTTCGCATCCTTCATGTACAGCATGAGCGAGTTGTAGGCGGAAGTGCCGCACAGCCTCCAGCCGCCGGACATGTCCAGCTGGCTTTGGATTTTCATCCACATGTCGTCGCTGATGCTGTCCCATTTGCCGTTCAGTATCGACGACACCGTGCCTTGCGAAGTTCCCTTGAGGGAATTGACCGCCTTGTTCTGGGAGGGGTAGCGCCTTACGTATTCTTCAAGCTTAACCCTGATGAGTTCTTTCTGTTGTAGTGTCACCATATCGTTTTTGTTTTGTTTGTGTTTACAGTTTGTCGTATGCCGCTATCTGGTCGAAGGTGGAGTTGCTCTGTGCCTTGTTGAACTGCCCGACGGTTCCCGGGGCGGGTTCCGCGGCGGCCGTTTCATTTGCCGCCTCTTCGGCCATTATGATGTCCGCGTAATGCTCGTATTCCTTGTCGGTGATGCCCTGGGGCCTCGGCGTGACGAGGCCGTGCTGTTCCGGGGCGGTGCCGTACTTCATGTCCAGCCTCATGCCCTCGAGGTGCCTGCGGACACGTTCCTTCTTGTTTGCATCCTCCATCTGCCGAATGAACGCGCGTTCGCCTTCCAGCTGGTCCTGCAAGGCCCTGTGGACGACGGCGTAGGTGGCGGCTTCCGCCACGAGGCGGTACCCGTACCCGTCCTTGGTGCAGAGCCGCACCCTCGACATGTCGTGCGGGTCGTACTGCACATGGAACTTCTCGCCGGTATGGTCGCGCCTGAAGGCCATGTCCGGAAGCCCGTCCCTGCCATAGACGTCGTAGGTGTATTCCTTTCCCCTGACGGTGATTTGCAGCCCCCTTGCCGTGAACCGGCATTCCTTCGGGGAGGTTATCCAGAACAGTTCGCGGAACGCCGCCTCGCCGACTTCCGGGGATTCCGGATTGGACGAGGACTCGTACAGCTCGATGCGAGGCCTGCCGTATTTAGGGTGCGGCATCGAGTTCCATTCGTCGCGCATCCCTGCGTACAGGGCAAGGGCCTCCTCGTATGTCGGAAGGTTCTCGAGGTTGGCCATGACGAACTCCATGTTGGGCCTTGAGGATGCAGACTTCGTCGTGACGTTCATGCCAGTGAAGGCGAAATGCCCGTGCATCACGCCGCTCTGGAAACGGTTGAAGATGGACTCGATGGTCTTGGATGCCGCGTTGTACGGGGCTGTCGGGCGGCTGCACCGCACCGACACCTTTGCGAGCCATTCCTTCGCATCCGCCCTTTTCGTGCCGCCCTGGTTGTCATATACGAGTTCCACTGGAAGGTGCCGGTTGTTTGTTATCGCCATGCGCACCGCCTCGTACATGGACTCGAAGCATTCCGTCTCCGATACGTGGTAGCCGATGAGGCACTCCGAGTACGCGTCGACGACCTCCACGACCTGCACCGACGACAGGACATATCCTTTTTGCGTGTATCTCTTGAAATAGAGGTTGAGTTTCGTCCCGTCCATGTACCAGAGGGCATCCCGTGTCTCCGGAAGGACGGTGACGTGCTGCCAGTTGTAAAGCCTCTTCGCCTCCAGTTCCCCGTGCGCCGCCGCGTACCAACGCCCCTTCACGTCCGGGCGGTTCAGGAACTGCGTGAGCATCGTAAGCGATTTGAGCGGCTTCCAGCCGGTCTCCGCGCATTTGGCGTTGTATTCCGCCAGTATCTGGGAGTTGGTATAGACGGGGACCATCGACCGCTTCAGGGCTATGATGTATTCCCCGGCCTCCGGGGTGATCTTCTGCGCGTTGGTGTTCAGGAGCCTTCCGGACACCAGGCATGCGTAGCCCTCGCGCCTGTACTGCCGCATCTTCTCGCGAAGCCTCGCGGCATTATGCGGGAGGGTGTGTCCGTATGTGTCCCTCAGCGACTCGCACTCCGCATGGATGCCCTTCCAGTTGATCGGGGTGGAGTTGCCGCACCGGTGGCGCGCCGCCCTCTGCTCGTCGGCGCGGCGCAGAAGCAGGTTCAGTACCGAGGCGTTCATGACGAACTCCGACTGCTTGCCCGACTTTATCCCCTTCCCGTCCGGAAGGATGTACTCCGCGAAGAACTCCTTCGCCTTCATGTCGTATTCAAGCATGCCTTCGTCCTTTTTCAGCATCTTCTCCGGGTCGCCGTATTTTTCCATGAACCTTTCCTTGAACCTCGCGGGGATGGAAGACCATTCTATCAACGCATAGCTGCCGAGGCCTCTGCCGGCGCGGACTATGTTGATGCGATGGCGAGAGGCTAACTTCTGGTAATTGTCGTAGCTCATCACCTGCACCCCTCCGTCGTCGGCCGTCAGTTCGGCCACGGTCACGCACAATATGTCGTTGAATATTTCCATCCTTCGCATTCCTGGCTCCCGCATCCGGACTCGAACCGGAGACACTTCCTCCTGCAAGGGCAGGGTTGGATTGCTCTGCCAACTGAGCTATACGGGAAATCGCTAAATTTGTACTTGAAAACTTTAAATATTAGCGTTATGGTACCTGCATGTTTCAAATTCATTTTTCATCTGCCGAATCGCCTCTTGCTTGACGATGCAAGAAAATCTTTCGGAGCGATTCTGAAGAAACTGAACCTGAGATACAGAAGCGAGACGAATTGGAATCCGTATGGATCAGTATCGAATGGCAACGAATGCCATTGGGAACTTGAATTCTCATTAACCCTGCAAGGACGGCAGATAAAAAATCATTTGGAAACAATTCGACATCTGATAATGACAGTCGTTCCTGAATTTGAAACATCTCATCCCGAACTGGGAATGGTAACCATTTGTAGGAATGTGATAGATTATCCTGGTCTATGTCTATTAACGTCGGATTGGTGGCAATGATCTTTTGCTCTAGGGCACTATATTTCAGGAACAAGTCCGACAGGGTGTCTATATCCCTGGATTTGTCCGACTCAAAATGGTCTGACCATTCCTTGAACCCTTTTTTCTTACGTTTCATGGCCTACTGCATTATGGTTTCGATTTCGCCGGTCTCCGACAGCCGCTGCGCCCTGTCGAGGATGTTGCCCCACGTGCGGAGAGTGACACCTGAGTAGGACTCCATCTCGTTCCCATGCACGAATATTTTCGCCGTGTCCCCCTCGAGCAGGACCGCCACGCCGTTTGAAAATGCTTGGCTGATCTTGCCTTTCCCGAGGTGTTCCGTGCGGCAGTTGGGCACGAAGCCCTCCTCGATCAGCAGGCCGCCCCATTTGAGGGCGTCCCTCCTGATGCCTTGGGACCTCTCGTTTTTCGTGATGAATGACAGGGCCTCCCATACCGTCTTCTTTGTCACCCCGTACTTCCCGGACAAGCGTGCCCGGATTTCTTTCGTTACCTGGATATACCTTCTCATAATTGTGATGTTATTGATTTTGTTCTTAACTTTGCCCGTAACTGTATTACGGTTTTGCAAAAGTAGGGAAAATTTTCCCTACTTCAAAATTTTATGAAGAAAATTTTCTACTATTATGAATGATATTTTAAATAGAATTCAGCAGATAATTAATAATGAGCATATTACTGTTGGTAAAATGGAACAATTGATAGGAGCAAGTAAAGGTGTACTATCAAAAGCTTTCATAAAAAAAACCGATATTCAAACCAAATGGCTACAGCGTATAGTAGAAAATTTTCCCCAATATTCGGGTGATTGGTTGTTGTCCGGAAATGGCAGTATGCTGAAACAGGCAGCCGATGTTCAACTTGCAAATACCTTTCTTTTGCGAACTGATAGAAAGATAGAGGTTCAGGACATACCTTTATATGACACGAGTGCGACTGCCGGACTGTTGGCGATTTTCAACGAAAGCAACATTAGCCCAGAAGACTACTTGCGGATTCCGAATATCCCTCCCGTCGATGGGGCAATCTATGTCAGGGGAGAGTCGATGACACCGCTCCTGAAAAGCGGGGACATTATTATATATAAGAAACTGGAACTGTCGTTAGACAGCATCCTCTGGGGGCAGATATACCTGTTGTCTTTCGTCGCAGGGGGCGACACGTTCACGGTCGTCAAATACATCCAGAAATCGGATCAGCCGGAATGCATACGCCTTGTCAGTCACAACGACCGTTTCGAGCCCAAGGATATCCCCCTCGGCAGCATACGCGCCCTCGCCATAGTCAAGGCATCCATCACCTTTCATACCATAGAATAAAAAAGGCCGACACCTCCCATCGTGCCGGCCTCACAGTCCTATATAAAAACTTTAGAATTTTGTATTGTCCATCAAATCTTTGATTATATCATCAACAGAATCCTTATATCGTATCGCATTGATGGCAGTATAAATCACATATACCAATGCAGCTATCCAGCATAGAAAGAAAAATGTCGAAATCTGATCGGCGCTTACTTCCAATCCGAAGATAGGTTTCACTGAAAATTCCGACAGAAAATAGGTTAATGTAAACGGCACAAAGAATATCAGTGCATTAATCCATTCCTTACTCTTTTTTACCTTGTGCAAATGGTGATTTAAAATGTTTCGCGCACTGCTTTCTGGGATTTGAATAAGAGTAACGATCACTTCATTTTCCACTGAAATGGTTATAGGCTGTTTTATTGTTCCCAT